ACCATCTTTCAAAGTTTGGCAGGATGGCTCACAAAAGGGCACGATTCGTGTTCCCAGGTTTTACCAGGACGGCGGAAGTCCACCCCCAGGGACCGAAGGGTCCCCCGCTAATATTAATTTTACTGGGAGTCTGCGAGCTCATCAAGTCGAAGCTGTCCGGAAGGGAGTAGACGCAGGAAATGGCGTTCTTTCTCTTGATGTAGGGCTTGGAAAGACCGTCTGTGCCTTGGCGCTCGCAGGAGAATTCAAGCGTCGCACGCTGATAATAGTTCACAAGGGATTCTTGGCCGACCAGTGGATCGAGCGCATTCAGCAATTTTGCCCGGGCGCAACCATAGGACGAGTTCAGCAGGATGAGTTCAGTATCAATAACGACTTTGTTATCGCTATGATTCAGACTCTGTGCCAACGGCCGTTTGCCCCAGGTGCCTTCAAGTCCTTTGGAATGCTGATAGTTGATGAGGCCCATCATATAGCCGCTCAGGCCTTTTCACAGGCCATGTTCCTCATGGCCCCGAGATATACCCTCGGTCTTACGGCCACTCCAGAGCGCAAGGATGGCCTGACTCGCCTCTTGTACTGGTTCATGGGCCCAGAGTTTTTCAGACTCGCTCGGACCCAGCAGACCCAGGTCACGGCACACCGTGTGCCCTTCACATGTAAGGAATTCCTCGAGGCGCCGCCCGTCACGCGTTTTGGGAAAATGGATTTTTCAGGGGTTGTAACAAAGTTGAGCCAGATTCCAGAAAGAAATAAACTTTTAAAAGAAATTGTTTTGAAAAGTCCAGGCCAACATATACTTTTGCTGACGGATCGGAGAGAACATGCTTTTTGGCTCAAGGAAAATTTACCAAATTCAGCCTTGTATATTGGAGGTCTGGATCAAAAGGCACTTGACGAGGCGGCCAAGGCTCGAATAGTCATAGGGACTTTTAGTCTGGCCCAAGAGGGTCTGGATATTCCGACCCTTGATACTGTATTTTTAGCAACTCCTCACTCAGACGTGAAGCAGGCCATAGGAAGAATCCTTAGGGGTGCTTCGCGTCCAGTTATATGGGATATTGTGGACTCGTGGTCTGTCCTGTATTCTATGTGGCGCAAGAGACTTGCGACCTACAGGGAATTGGGAATAGTTGTTGAGGGCGAGGAAAAATCTCGAGACACGGCGGTTGTGAAGGGGAAGTGCCTGATCTGAGTTCTACATAGAATCCATAAGAGCAAGGAGAAAGACACCGAGAACAAAAAACATAACCAAGTAATTACACTCGGTCCTATCTGGTCCTGGGCGCACTGGCGGCGCTGAGGGAACAGGAGCCCTGAGGATCAGTGGCTCATCCCACTCTCCGAGGGGGGCCATACAAATGGCCATCTGTTACTATCTAGATAGAAATTTCTTTCTTGTTAGATTTGCGTCCCTTTTTGGAGGTTGGCTTCATAGAAACTTCACGGACCTCGTCCCCTCCAGCGTCACTGACCACGTCGGAGAGTTCGTCCACCTGTGGAGGAGGAGCCGAAGAAGGAGGGCCCATCATTCCCATCAGGGAACTAAAGTCCATACCTGGCCCGCGCATCTCGCCGCGGAGTCCTGGGCGCGGCGGGCCTCCCGTTGAAATGGGCTGCTGGGCCCTCTGGACTGCCTCCATCATATCACGCTGGAGATTGGGGTTCTGGCTCATCACCTGAGAGACATTCACAGCCTGCTTGAACATCGAGTTGGTCAGGTGGAACATCATCGCAGAACCGCCAACCATCATGATGAGCTTAATCTCTGGGGCGACCTCAATCTTATTCTTGTACTTGTTATACAGGTCCTCAAACACGCCATCGTAGTCATCCGTCTGCTCCATCATATTCTCGGACCAGCCATCAAGCTGGAGATCGAAAGGGTCAAACTTCTTGTTCAGGAACTCAAGACCAGTCACGGTCGCAATCAGCATCCGCTTCTGAAACTTTATGGAGCGGTCGACCTCGATAGAGTAGGTCATCCGCTTGTACTCCGTGCGGATCTCCTCGATGCTCGAGTAGGAGTTCAGGCGACCATTCCCCTGAATTCCTTTCTTAATTAGACGGCTAATCTTGTTCAGAAGGTCAGCCTTCTCATCCTCAATGGTTTTGTAGCCTTCTGAGGGTACCTCGCCGCCACCCCCGTACTGCTGCGCTCCCTGCTGGTCTTCCTCATCGTACTCCTCTCCGCCGTCATACTCCTCTGCAGGAGGGGCGGATTGTGCGAATCGCTTATCCTGGTTAATAAAATCATCAAGCCCAGCATCCTCGGGAATAGGTGCAGACGGCCGTGGGCCCATGCGGGGAACTGTTCGCACGGGTTTGGCCCGAGCCGCCTTCTTCTCTGGCCGGGCAAAAGATATCTCATCCATCAGGGCAGCCTCATCATCGTTAAAATCCAGGCCAGACTCTTCAGGGTTAATCGAGAGCATGTTCTAAGACCTTTGTAGAAATGAAAGTCGTACCTTTAACGCAGACGAAAAAAAAACTTTGTTGAAAGTAAATGATGCCTATCAAGTTGAAGACGGTTGTTCACCTGGTCATCATTGGCCTGCTCATAATGATTATATTTCGCCTGTATTCTCGGCCCAGCACCTTCATCCTTCGCCCCAGCGAGATGGTGACGACGGGCACGGGTATCCCACCTTCGGCCCTTTTTGACATGAACCCAAATCTGAACTGTGTCCCAGGCCCAGCAAAGAATGCCTCGTACTATACCCGCGGCCTGACGCCAGGTGGTCTGTGTGGGGATGGCAACTGGGTCCATGATCAGCAGCGCAAGTGGAAGATTGAGAGCGGCATTGGAGGCTCTCTTCTCCAGAACTAGATAAAAGAGAGAATCTCTAAAAAATTAGAAAATGAAGATTGTCTTCTGCATGCCTGGGCGCACCTATTCTCGCGAGTTTCTCTTGGCCTGGTCCGACCTCTTGATGCAGGCATCCGCCAAGGGCCATCAGTGCATGATCAGCCAGCAGTACTCTTCCGTTGTCCACTTTGCACGTGCCCGTTGTCTAGGAGGAGATGTCCTCAAGGGTCCAGATCAGAAGCCCTTCCAGGGAAAGGTTGACTATGATGCTATGATGTGGATCGACTCTGATATGGTCTTCAAGACCGAGGACTTTTTCAACATTCTCGAGAGTCCTCACGATGTAACGGCTGGAGTATATATGATGGAGGACCTTCAGCACTTGGCCGTAGTCAAGGACTGGGACACGGAGTACTTTAGCAAGACGGGAACCTTCAAGTTTCTGAGCCCTCCGGATCTGGAGAACGAGCCCCAGTACGTACCTGTCTCTTACGCGGGTATGGGATGGATGCTTATTCGCAAGGGAGTCCTAGAGGACCTCAAGTATCCATGGTTCTGGAGTCCTCTTCAGGAGGTTGGGGGACTCGTAGACATGAGCTCGGAGGATGTGGCCCTTTGCAAGGCGATGACTGCTGCTGGTCATCAGGTCTACATCGACAAGACGCTGCGAGTCGGTCATCAAAAGAATATGATTATTTAGTAACAATGGCTCAGTACCACCTGGTATATGCCGATTCTGCATATAGGAATACGTCAGTCTACACCAACTCGAACTCGTATTCTCTTTTCCTAACTAACCCGATACGGAATATCGACCGTGTCGAGTTAGTCTCAGCATGGATAAACACAACTGGTATAAGCAATACATTTGTCTTCTTGGACATTGCGGAGTTGCGGACACCCTATCACCAGGATGCTCGTCAGCTGGCCGTCGGGAATACTAAAACTAGTTCGGGTGGGGTTGCAGGGGCGTCTTCTCTGTACTCCTTTGCCCCGATCCCTCTCGATGTCCCTACTGGAGGTATAAAATACTACAAAGAATCTGCCGACTTTAAAATTGAAGGTATTTACCCATCCAGACTTGATAGTCTTTCTCGCCTAACTATAAACTGGACTGATATTTACGGAAGTTTGGCAACGGCCAATAACGTCACGGGCACGGGCTGTGTCTTGAGGGTCCATACCAGAAACGTTCCAATGGAGAAGAGCATTCTTCACGAGTTGCCTCCTCCAGTCCCTCTGGATCCAGGGCCGAATATGGCGCTTGTAGGAGCTTTGCTCCTCGCAGGGCTTTTACTTATTTTATTTGTAAAGAATAGTAGAAATGAGTAACACATATCTGATTCACGTCGATACTGGCTCGGCCCAGACAGTGACGGGTCCTCAGTCATACTCGGCGAACGGAGTTCTCAACACGTACCCAGGCCAACCCTCTGTAAATAAAATTAACGGTAATCCCTTTCAGTGCTCAGTTATTCTAGGAAATCGCCACCGACGGATCCGTTCCATCAGTCTAAAAAATGCCCAGATTCCAATAGGCTTTTACAACGTTCGGGCCCCGTACAATACTATGAACGTCAACTCTATAGTATATACTGTGCCTCCAGGAAACTATTCTTCAGTAAGTTTTCTTGCGACTATTAACACAACTATCGGCAACTCGGTCGGTGTGTTCGCAACAAATTCATCCACAAACAGCGTAACTTTTACATCGGGCGGCGGCGCCGTGACCATGAATGTAACACCCCTGAGTACCCTATCTTTTCTTGGATTTACGAATGGTCAGGTTGGGTCTTTCATTGTGGGAACTAATTCATATATTGTAAATTTTGATACATATTTGAATATCTGGATAGAGAACCTGGGTCAGTCTTCCCTTGAGCCGAGCCAGATAACCTTCAAGATTCCACTCGATGTAGGGTCAGGAAGTATACGACATTGGTCAGAGCTCAGTCAGTACACCCAGAAGGTCCTAGTGACTGACCGTGGTGTCCGTCTCGATCGCCTCAATATAACAGTGCTGGATCGGTTCGGAAACATAATGAATAATAATGGTCTCGATTGGTCCTTTAGCCTAGAGATTGAGGCGGATACGTGAAAAAAAAAGAAACACTAAAAGTAAATGAGTCTGAATATAGACGGAACCTTGGGGACCAGGTATGGAACCGCCCCTCCGACCCAGATTCGGCCCTATGACTTTGGCACAGACGCGATTGAACGCCAGCGTGTGTCCCTAGGTCAAGCTATGATGGATGCTGATTTCGAGTATGGCCTGCAGGCAACCAAGTGGCAGTCCTATGTGGATATTCGCAAGTTTCCATCCTTTTTCGAAGTTCCTGGTACTGACTTCACCTTTAGCAACATAGTTTCTGATGGAGCATCTCCATGTTCAAATATAACCATTTATTATTCAAATGTTGTTCAGGGAACCACGCAGGTCATACCTCCAATTGGATCGTTTATATCCGTGTTTGGCCTCTCTCAGTCGAGAACGGCACTGTCTGATCGTGCAGAGGGGTATTATATCATTACGGCGAGTAATACTGGTGGAGCTGCAGGCTCTTCAACTCTTTACTCAAATAGCGCCAACTACATAGCCAAGTCTTGGGTCCCTGCTGGAAATATTCAGTCAAACTTTACTTTTTCGCGACGAGCCAATGTGTTCAACTCGGGAACTTGCGTCGTTCCTTTTGCAAATATATGGTCAGATGGGTCATCAAATCTCCAGGTATTTACAAGCAATGCTCACGGGCTCCTGCCAGGTTTTCCCCTTACGGCAAATAATTTGGGAAATGCAGGATATTCTAATTTTTTTGGAACTTTTTACGTCAGTAATGTAACGAGTTCAAACTCTTTCAATATAGTGGCAAATAATTATATTTTTGGAGCCACGGGTGCTACACAGTTCGCAAATCTCACAAGCTCCAATGCGACTCTCTACATAGGACAATTCGCGAGTATTAACCATCGCCCCTATGACGGCGGAGTTCTTTTGAACACTCTGAGTCCAGCGCACGGATCTACAGTTATCCGTCAGTCCAAGAAGGCTTTTAGGTATCAGTCTGGAAAGGGTATCCTGTTCTCGTCTGGAACTCTCTTCTGCCCACAGTTAGACATAGCTTCTATTAATATCTTTGGAATTACTCAGGCCACCACAGGCGGGCCATATAATACCACTACTCAGCCTCTATCACTGCAAGTAGCTTCTTCGACTGGATTTATTGTTGGACAGACTATAGCAAGTTATCTTGGCCCTAATCTAGGAACTGTGACTGTAAACGCCATTCCAGATGCCACCCACATAAACATAAACTGGACAAATACAGCCCAGACGGCGACTATACCTATAGGCACTCTCATAACGGTTCTGCCCGCTGGTTCAAATATTCAGATCGTGACGGATATTATTCACGGTATTCCTCAACCAGGAGCGACAGCCATCATCCGCAACTTTACTACTTCTCAATTTAACGGAACGTATACAATTACAGGAGTAATTGATTCTCGGACCGTGAATGTTCAGTCTCAGACGGCGCTCACATCAACAGTATACAATCTTGGAGATCAGCCGCGCCTTGTGATACAGGGTTGGCACGGAGCAAGCGTTCGTGCGGGGTGCTTTGAGGATCCCAACGGCCTGTTCTGGGAATACGACGGCCAGACACTCGCGGTTGTCCGCCGCCAGTCCACCTTTGCGACGGCTGGCTATGTCACGGTCACTCCACAGAGCCAGACTCTTTTGGGAACCTTGGTTCCTGGAGTGACAGGTGCAATAACTCTAACTGGCGATGGGGCGGCGCAGACCAACGCCATCAACCCTGGAGATACTCAGACAGTTATAACACTTACAAAAACATCAGGAACCTACATCCATACTGTTCAGCAGTCTATGCAAAACTATATTCAAGGGCTCGGCCAGGTCTGGGTTGTTGGCCAGGTTGATTATAACCAAATCACCATAGGATTCATGCCGACGACATATGCTATACCTGCATTCACTCCTCCTTTGGTTAACTGGACCCTCTCCACGACTCGGTTTCAGGATCAACTCAAGGTGAATGATCGTTTCACTATTCGTGGTATGGTTCACCAAGTGACCTCCATCCAGGGCCAGGGTGTGCTCACATTTAATCCTCCGTACCGAGGGACCTCGTCTATCACGGCCGCCACGCCCGTCAAGTGCTGCAAGATCAAGGAACTCCGAGTGCCCCAGGCCCAGTTTAACCGCGACACCATCGATGGCCGAGGTCCCTCTGGTTACAAGGTCGACCTGAGTCGTCAGCAGATGATTGGCATTCAGTACACGTGGTATGGTGCTGGTTTCGTAGACTTTATGATCCGTGGTCCGGATGGAAACTGGCTTATGGTTCACCGTATTAAGAACAATAATGTGAATGACGAGGCCTACATGCGTTCTGGAAACTTGCCCGTTCGTTACGAGCTTAGCGTGGAGAGCCGAGGGGCCATGACGAGTCTACTTTCAAATCTGAACACATCATCAACTATCATATCAGTTAATGATCCTACGACCTATTTCCCTTCAAGTAATGCCGTCCTTCTCATAGACAATGAGCTCATCAGCTACACAAGTACCAATATCAATTGTTTCCTCGGCTGTACCCGCGCAGCGCCTCTAAACTACAATATAAGCGACACCGCCAGGACATTCACTGGGCAGTCCACTGGCCCGAATAACGCTCTTCTGGGAACGACGCATCTGGCCAATACTTCCGTCAACCTCATAAGTTGCACGGCTACTCCAACTCTGACTCACTGGGGATCATCATTCTTGACCGACGGAGGATTTGACTCGGAACGCGGATACTACTTTAACTTTTCTAATACAAACGTGATTCTGGGTGGCGTCAATGTTATCACGGTCCCATTGACTGCGGGAATTCCAGGAGCGGCGACGGGAGATACACTCACTTTTCAGGTGGGAACAATAGGAAATACTCCAACTATATCTGGTACACCCACAACTACTGCTATATCTGTGGCTCTTCAGTCAGGTTCAACAACCGCTCCTATCCCAGCAGGTACGCTAGTAACTGATGTCACTCGCTCGAGTTTCACTGCTATAGTTGCCGTCACTGTTCCCACGGGTACAGCTTCGCCTTTTAGTCTAATTCTTAGCCCAGTTACATCACAATTCAATATAGGAGATGTTATAACATATTCGGCAGGGGGGCCGACTGGAACGAATACAGTTACAGCAATAACAGTTTCTCCTCCTTCCCTGACAGTAAGTTATACTGGAACTTTTGCGACATTGGCTTCGGGAGTTGCCATTTCAGATGCAACAACGGGTTCAAAAACGCAAGTAGCCACTGGAGGCGTTAATTCTGTGGTATCATCGTCAGCGTCAGCCTTTGCCATCCGCCTAGCACCTTCGGTCACAAACGGACTTGTGGGAGATCTCGGTACCAAGGAACTCCTCAACAGGGCTCAGCTTCTTCTTCAGCGCCTCGAGGCCACCTCGCCAGTGAATATGCAAACTATTGGATTTTTGAATCCTACGGGTGTTATTTTGAATCCAGCCAACTGGGTAAATATAAATAATATTACAAACGGAACTCAGCCCAGTTTCGCGCAGTACTATCCAGGAAACCTGATTAGCGGTGTTCCTCAGCCAGGCGAACGCATCTTCCAGACAATCGTGCAGGCGGCGAATCAGAACAATCTCGATCTCACTGGAATCAAGGAATTAACAAATGGATGCATTGGAGGAAACCAGTGCTTCCCAGATGGCCCAGACGTTCTCTTGATATTCTGTACAAACCTTACAACCACGACAGCATCTGCCCAAATCAACCTCTTCTGGACTGAGGCACAAGCCTAAACTTAAAAATATACATAAACAATAGATGTGTGATAGCATAGCCAATGGGCCAGCTCCGTACATGATCACGATCCAGGGATCAAGTACTCCGCCGGCAAATGTGACTATCACAAATAACGTCCTATCGACAACAGGTAACGTCATCGCTGGTAATATAATCAGCGTGGACGGTACATTTACAGGAAACTTATACGTCAAGGGAACTATTATTGGAAATTTTCCAATCAGTATCCTAAACGCATCTATAGTAAATACAGCATCTTTATTCGCCTCTCTTGCGAATTTAACAACTCTTAATGTTGCAAACATCTACACCACAAATATTGTAGGGTTTGTAGGATCACAGTGGACAGGGACGACGGCTCTGACCTTCCCTGGTTTTGTTGGCGTCGGATCAACGGCCGCGCCTACAGCCAACCTTATGGTCACCGGAAACATTTACGCAAGCAACTCGGTGACCACGCCCAACCTGATAGTATCATCAATAAGTATTCCTACATCGACAGCCACATCTGGGTATGTTTTATCGACTACGGGGACGGCAGTAGCATGGGTTTCTCCTAATTCAGGACCTATAGGAGCGACGGGAGCCCAAGGACTCACAGGCCCCCAAGGAGCGACGGGAGCCCAAGGACTCACAGGCCCCCAAGGACTCACAGGCCCCCAAGGAGCAACGGGAGCCCAAGGAGCGACGGGAGCCCAAGGACTCACAGGCCCCCAAGGAGCGACGGGAGCCCAAGGACTCACGGGCCCTATAGGCGCTACGGGAGCCCAAGGACTTACGGGCCCTATAGGCGCTACGGGAGCCCAAGGACTTACGGGCCCCCAAGGAGCAACGGGAGCCCAAGGACTCACGGGACCTATAGGCGCTACGGGACCTGCTCCAACTGGAAATCCTGGCCAGATTGTGTATTTGTCGGCCTCTGGCGTTGCCGCAGCGGCCAATCTGTACTGGAACCAAACGAGCAACAGCTTAGGTGTAGGCATTACAGGCCCTACAGCCAACCTCCATGTTATAGGAAACATTTATGCAAGTAACTCCGTAACCACGACCAACTTGTATACAAGCGCGTTTTCATCAAATACTACAAATACAGTATTTAATTTTGATACAGTACAAATACCAAATCTGATAGTATCATCAATAAGTGTTCTGAGCGGTCTGACGATCGGTCCGAGTTCAATCACGCTTGGGTCTAACTTCGCCGTCTTTGCCAACGCCTCCGGAGGTTCGAACGTTACGATATTTACAGGAAATGCCCTGAGTATAGGAACATTGACTCCAACAGCAACTCTTCATGTTGTTGGGTCAATGGGGTCTAATATTGCGGTATTTTCAAACGGATTTAGCAATGGTGTGGTCATCAATCAATGGTCTAATGTCGGGATAGGCCTTGGAAATCCAATAGTTCAACTGGACTTGTCTACAGATGGCGCTCGTAAACTCTCGACAACAACGTGGACAACTGGGTCTGATCAGCGCATCAAGTCAAATATAGTGGATGCGAACTTGATCACTTGTTACGATACAATAAAATCAATAAATTTAAAATATTTTCAGTGGAACTTTCCAGACGCACAGCCTATAGATAACCACTCCCTGGGATTTATAGCCCAGGAGATTGCTGAATATTTTCCAAAATCAGTATTCCCTTCAGACTCTCACGGGTTTTCCGACTTTCTTAGTCTGAACACGGATCAGATACTCAAGGCGATGTTTGGCGCCCTGAAGAAAACAATAGATGACAAGGAGGGCCTGGAAGAGAAACTTGAGCTGGCCCAGAATGATATAGACCTTTTGGAAACGCGCCTAAGTGATCTCGAGGCAACAGTGCGTACTTTGCTTCCGCAGAAGGAGACGACTCAGACGGAGACGCGTTCAGCTGCGCTCATTAACCAGATGTAAGAAGGGCACTCGGAGGAGCGCCTCCACTCTGGCAAATAACCAGTAACTCTCTTGCAGAGTTCCGTTGAATCTCCACAGCAGAGCAGGCTGGGGCGCTGATGCCATCTAATACTCTGTGAGGAAACTTAATTTTGATAAATAGTTACGTATCCATCCTGACCAGGGGCGGTCGCCGAACCATTCCCCACGACTGAATTTCCAGCGGAGGCAACCGTAAATGTCGTCATACAGTAACTATTTCCCGTCCGAGCGGGAGAAGAAGACGAGTTGGTGCCTGCATATCCTCCGTAAAAACCTCCGCCACTCCCTGGTATCTGAGATGAATTTGCGTTCCCTGCCCGCCCACCACCACCCCACCCACCTGCGCTCGTCAGGCCTGCCGTCGCCCCCGATCTTGGAGTAAATCCTCCATTCGGGACGTTTTCGGCCATCCATGAATTGGATCTCCCTGGTTGGGCATATATACCAGAACCAGTATTTGTTCCGTTGTAAGGCTGGGTCGAAGTGGGCTGAAGACCTGTTAAGCATGTGTTGACGTCAATTCCATGCGTTCCAGCAGTTCCGCCCCCACCCGCGCCTCCCGCGGCGCATATGAGCGGAAACCCAATGTATCCATTTGTGGCACTAACATCCGAGTACGGAAAGTAGTTTGAAGTACATCCGTTTCTATGTACCGTAGTCATTCCGCCACCTCCGCCAGGCGTGGACCCTCCTTGGCCGACTGTAATTATAAGTATTTCTCCTATATTTAGAGAAACTGTTGTCGCTATAAAAACTCCGTTTGAACTATTCGATAAACCTAAGTATCCAGTGGCCCCACTCGCCCCTACGGCCGTTATTGTGTAATTGGCTGTATATGGCACTATCCACGCCTGGTAGCCTTGGCGGTACGCGAAGAAGAACGGAACCAGATAATTTACGAGTGCTGGCTGAGCGAGATATTGAACATTGCTTGAAACGGCTGCCCACGTAGGCGCCGTCCCTGGCGTGGTTATCGCGGTCGCTCCGCAAGTCGTAAATGTGATTGTAAAATTTGAATAAAGAGGTGTTACTTTCTGTAAATAAACCATACCGTTAACTATATCACTATTATCTGATGAGTTTCTGTCCGTTGCGTAATTACCATATATAGGCGAGACGGCGGCATTTGAGCTCGTCGATGTAAGACAATAAGACCATCCGCCCGCTCCTCCCCTATTGGCTGCATATGAATAGTAAGGGGGGTCATAGTCGAAATTCCAATTACAAGCTGCGCCGCCTCCAATCCAACCGCCGCCGCCTCCGCCTATTTCACTCGTGGCCGCTATAAGACCTCCAGACCCGCCACCGCCCCAGCCTCCCGAATTTTGCGTCCCTGAATTTGTACCAATCTGACTTGTGTTGTCCCCTCCCTTGAATCCACTCGCAAATCCCTGGGCGCCGATTGGTGCTGTAGAGACATCCACACCCCATCCAGCCCCAGCGTTATTCGTCGCGGCCCCCGAGGTATCCTGGCCCGCCGCGGATGGAATATTACTCGATGTTACAAAATGGGCCGCACGTCCACCGCCCTGTGTCGTCCCCGATACAAAACATGGCGCACCGCCGCCTCCAGCCGCCACAAGTATTGGAACCGACAAATTGGCCGCATCTACTATACATGTCATTCCGCCACCACCCCTCCCTGGATTGGCATAGGCCGTTGGGGGCGCCGTAAGACCCTTTGAATCTCCAGTTTGACCTATGCACAGTATAAGTTGTTGCCCGGCCGTAAACTGAAAAGATCCAGCCAGTATAGCGGCGAACCCACCATAACTAAAAGCGGAAGGAGGAGTGATAGGCGGAGTCGTCTCTGGGCCTATAGTGCCTCCTGGTGCGCCCGCGGCTATTACGGCATAGGTTCCAGTCGTTGTTAAAGTTACCTTCTGATATCCAGATTGATTATTATATAAAGACCAATTTGATGACCATGTTTGTGTAGTTGGATTACTGTAAAATGTAGTGGGAATAATAACTTTCTGAGCCAGTGATGTATAAGATGGCGGCGTCTGGAATTGAGATAAAGTGGCCGCCGTATTTCCATACACATTCGAAGAATTGAATAAAAAACTGTTTAAAATCACTGGAGCGGAGGATACCCAAAATTGTACTTTATTTCCTGATGCTGCTGACCAAAATTGTACTTTATTCATTGAACCCGAACTGAAAAAACCGACGGACATACTATTATTGGGCGGTATTAAGTTTCAGTGTATATACCGACTCCGGCGCCGGTCTCAAAGTATAATGTTCCGTTTGTAAAATAAGGGAAACTGTTAAAATTGTTGACCCCATTAGTGCGCTCCATCTTCAAAAAAATAAAACAAAATAAATTTAATGTTTCTGACATGGATGGGCTCAGAGCTCACGGTTATTGACGAGACGGACGGATCAGTCTGCCATGTGTTCGAGCGGGGCAATGAGCCCCGGCACTCTTACAAATACATGGCATCCTGGATTGAGAAAAACTGGTCAGGTGACTTTATTGGTGCATGGGACCGGGCCAAGCAGGTCTGGTCCAACGTGGATGTCCAGAACCAGATGGCTCTGTGGTCAATTGATCAGCAAAAAGAACAAAACTTTAAAGATATTCGAGAGGGACTCTTGGCCACCCTGAAGGAGTACCAGGGAACCCCGGAAGTCAAGCGGCTTTTCGAGGAGGCCCTGAAGGACCTGGAGTACTGAGACGGAGTGGAGGCCCTGCGGGCCTCTGTTCCAGATCCCCCTTCGGGTCGGTCTCTACTCCGAAGACACCATAAGCCACATCAGATGGCACAACAGAACATACACAAGTGCATGCAGGAGGACGCCCATCTGAGTAGGGCGTCCTGTAGCATCCGCGACCCGAGGACCGAACACCTTGCCTGTCAGCATAAACATCCGAGGGTTGGCGATAAGAAAGAAGGCGAGGAAAGGAATGATCTTCTTGCTAGTCATTTATAATAGTAGTAGATAATAATGTCGACTCCGACCATCTGGTACTACGGGGACCAGACGATAACAGGAAACTACACACAAAATCAAAGTTTGACTCTCTCCGGACAGACACCAATCTTCCTGACGTATGCTAACGTGACAACCGCAAGCGCCACATCAAATGTAGGCTCGGCTGGAACTCCCTGGTCGGTTCTTTATTCCAAAGGGGCGAACGTAACTGTCATGAATGTAACAAGTGTTGCCACATTGAACGTCAATACCCGTTCAGGCACTGGAAGCCCCTACATCGCTAATGTACTGGGAAATATCCTTACGAGCAATTCAGTCACGGCCCAGACCGCCAACGCCACGACGATGAATACAGGAACTCTTTCTATTGTCACTATTGCAGGAACTCTAGGCATCGGCACAGCGACTCCTCCCGCTGCGACTCTCTACGTTGGTGGGAATATCTTTGTGAGTTCTGATTTTGGAACTCAAAACATATGGTCCACATCAATAAATACCCAAAGTCTTAACGCTTCTACAATCGTCACATCGTCAAACATAGGAGGAACCCGTGCGAATTTATACATTTCTGGAAACGCCATCTTCACCAATGCCCTGACCGTAGGAAACATCTTCGCAACTTCCGCGAATATAAGCCTGAACGTGACGGCGGGTAACCTAACAACCTCTGGCCTCTTTTCAAACATAAATACTTATTCACTAAATACAGTCAGTCTTTTGACTGGCACGTTATCTGTAGGAACCTATGACCCCTTTACCTCTCTGAACATCATCGGAAACGCCTATGTGAGTAATGCCCTCACGACGGCCAACATCTACGCGACACTAATGAATGTCTCGGGAGTTTCAAACATCGGATATATCACCGGACCCGCGGGACTTAACACACCCGGGAATAAGCAGACAGGGGCTCTCATTTCTGGTAACATTTTTGTTTCTAATTCTGTCCAGACTACAACTGTTTATGCGGCAGGGCTGTCGCCACCCGTGGCCAATATTGGGTCTATTCAATCTTTAAATCCTATTATTAATTATTCTATATATAAAGCAACTCCGCCATCAGTCACGGGTGGTTCTCTGGCGGGTTCTATAGCAACATTCACTACTGTAGGATCTGGGTCTATAACTTTCCCTGTACCTATTTTGGCTCAGGTTTTAGTGGTTGCTGGAGGTGGAGGTGGCGGGCCATCCACGGGAGCAGGCGGAGGCGGAGGAGGTCTTATTTATCAGGCATCACAATACATTCCTGCAGGTACCTATACAGTCACTGTCGGTTCTGGAGGCGTGGGAAGTTCTGCTGCAAATACTCCAAACCAGCAGGGCGGGAATTCACTTATATCTGGTACAGGAGTTTTCATTGTGGCAATCGGTGGCGGAGCAGGCTCGCCATCTTATGGAGCGGGTGGAACGGGTGGGTCGGGAGGCGGCGGCGGCGCTGGGACGGCTGGAGGTGCTGGTACGGCAGGACAGGGTAACTCTGGAGGCGCGGGGGCGGGAGGCTCCAATTATCCCGGTGGAGGCGGAGGTGGTGCTGGAGGAGCCGGAGGCGACGCAACGACCGTCGCTCCAGGAAATGGCGGAGTTGGCTTGCAGTATTCAATAAGTGGTACGGCCAAATATTATGCAGGAGGTGGTGGTGGCGGATGGAACGGGAGCACATCAGGAGGGACAGGAGGGCAGGGCGGCGGCGGGGCGGGAGGTTCTCCCGCAACAGCAGGCACGCCAAACACAGGTGGAGGAGGCGGAGGTGGCAATAATAATGGCGGCTTGTACCCTGGAGCAGCAGGCGGTTCTGGAATTGTTATAATTTCAATAACTCAATATTTACCATCTTATTCATTCGCAATACCTGGAAATGTCTACGTGAGCAACTCCCTGACTACCACAAACGTCATAGCCACTGGAGCCAACAGCACGACCCTGAATGTCTCGAGCATCGCCTCTCCACTCGGAATAGGGACCACAAACCCGACGGGAACAAGTCTGTATTTTCAAGGAAATGCATACGTGACGAGCAATCTGACAGCCGTGAATATTTACGCATCAAACGCAAATGCCTTGACTACTTTCATCACGAGCACTACTGGTCTTCTCAACTTGGGCACGGGTGGGGCCACAGTGACTCTGCCGGGCAACGCTTTCGTGTCCAACGCGCTCACGACCACTAATATCTATGTAACAACTACGAACACCTATACCATAAATGCACCAACTCTTATAGTCCCGGTCAACATAGGAGGAACTCGGGCCAATCTATTCGTATCTGGAAATGTCTACGTGAGTAACTCCCTCACGGCGACGAATGTGTACGCAACGACCCTGAACACCACAAGTCTCAATGTGCTGAGCATCTACGGACCAGTTGGTGTCGGAACAGCAACCCCGTCCGCAAATCTCTTCATAGTTGGAAACTTGTATATCAGTGGAGACCTCACAACGGTGGCCCTATTTTCTGGAATCATCAACACTTCCGTTATCAACATGACCCAGACTCTCATACCTGGTGCCATCGGCGGCACTGCGGCCAACCTTTACGTTATAGGAAATGCCTTTGTGTCTAACGCTCTCTCTACGACTACTATTTTTGCTACCACGGCAAATACTTTAAAAATAAATAGTCCAAGTTTTTTCATACCTGGGGCCATCGGCGGCACTGCGGCCAACCTTTACGTCCAAGGAAACGTCTTCGTGTCTAACGCCCTCTCTACGACTAATATTTTTGCGAACTCCGTGTATGTGCCGTTTATAAACGTTCAGGCCCTGATTGCTTCTGGAAATATGGGAATAGGTACAGGAACTCCACAAGGAGCGAACCTATACGTCCAAGGAAACGTGTTAGTATCTAATGCCCTCTCCACGACCAATGTCTTCGTCACGGGAACTTCAAACATAAATTCAATTAATACTGCTTATTTTTACACAAATACGGTGGGTTCCACGGGGGCCGCTTTGGGAGTTCAAGGGAACGCTTACGTATCTAATGCCCTGTCGACTACGAATGTCTTTGTTTCAGGAACTCTAAATGTAGTCACTATCAATACGTCGGGACAATTCTTTCTTTCAAATGTATCGGTTGGATCCGACCCGACAAGAGCAACTCTATACATCCAAGGAAACGCGTTTATTTCGAATGCTCTGACGGCTACAAATGTCTACGCAACTGGAACTCTTAATGCGGCCACCATCAACACAACGACCCTCATAGTCACAAGCAATATAGGAGTCGGCACGGCGAGTGCGCAGGGAGCCAATCTCTTTGTTCAAGGTAACATCTACATATCGAACGCCCTGACTATCAACAATGTATATGTTTCAGGAACTCTCAATGTGACCTCGCTAAATACTTTTAGTGTTATTTTCAATAGCAATCTTGCCATAGGGACAACAAGTGCTGGCACGACCAATTTGTATGTACAGGGGAATGTATTCGTAACGGGGACTGTAGGTGGTTCAAATATAACAACGACAAATCTAATTTATACAGTTGAAGATCTGACTCTGCGTTCTCCTCACCTAGTTCCGAACTCCATCAATGGCCCTGTGATTCAAGCATGGATATCTGGAACATGTAATGCCTCGAGTCAGCCGCAGAGATCCTTCTGGCTGACTTCGCAGAAACCAAATTTTTCAAACGCAACTACTATCTCAAAAGGATATCAGGGCAGTGTCCTTCTTCCAGATGGCCGCGTTCTCTTCGTACCTTTTTACGCGCAAGTAGTTGGATTTTACCAACCCCAAACTCAGTTCTTTTCAACATCACCTGTTACAGGAATGACTACTAGTATCTTCTCCTACGGAGTTCTTCTGCCTACGGGAAATGTTATATTCTGTCCACAAGTTTCAAATGTAGGTATGTACAACCCACTAACTTCCACCTTTTCAAATGCCACCTCACTTCCAGGAGGCTCTTACTCGGGATCTCTCGACCCATCTGGGAATGTTATATTCACTCCGATGGGTACTCCATCGAATATAATTCACTATAACTACACAACAGGGACCCAGACGAACTGTTACGCCTTGAATTCCGCGACACCTCCAACCAATCCTTGGTCATCCTTTTCGTCCGTTCTCCCCCCGACTTCCAACTTGGTAGGAATTTCATGGTCTCCTCAACTTGGAATATTTTCTGCAATATCGACAAATGCGTCTTCGGCCATAAGCCCCAATGGTCTCAACTGGAAAGTTGGAACATCCACAGTCTACGGAGGTATTAACATCGAGTGGTCTCCAGCCCTTGGCGTTTTTTGCATGCGCGTCTGGCAGACGACGAGTACGGCCACGAGCCGTGATGGCCTTACGTGGACTCAGGGTTCATCTCAGTCTACTGTGTTTTCTACATACGCCCCAACAATTATAGCCTGGTCTCCTCAATTATCTCTTTTTTGTGCAGTAAGTACAAATTCTCAAACTCCCGGAGGGGCGGCGACGAGTCGAGACGGCCTCAATTGGACCCTGGGTTCTCTGGCAACCAATAACTGGGAAGGTATCGCTTGGTCTCCTCAACTCGGTATATTTTGCGTCGTGAGTAATAACGGAACTCCCACATCAGCAACGAGCCGTGATGGCATCACATGGACAACAAGCACGAGTCTTCCTCAGGACCACTGGGATTCGGTCGCTTGGTCTCCTCAACTTGGGCTTTTCTGTACTGTGTGCTATGTGGCGCCAAATTTGAGTACAGGAAACAGGTCTGCTACTAGCCGTGACGGAGTCACATGGTCTACAACAAGCGTAAATCTAGATCGTCAGCAGTGGCAGGCGGTGTCGTGGTCTCCTCAACTTGGAATGTTTTGCGCAGTTGTAAATAATGTGGGATTTTCTGGATCGGCGTGTTCTGCCCTTAGCCGAGATGGCGTGAACTGGACGGGATATGTCAACTTGCCAGCGAGTACTATAAGTTTGAACGATCTGGCATGGTCCCCTCAACTCGGTGTTTTTTGCACGGTGGGAGTGAACGCTCCGACCTTTACAACCGCTGGTTCAGCCATAACTTCTGGTTTGCGTGCGGCCATACAGTCTGGTTCACTCCTTTTGCCTAGTGGAAATATCATCTCCGCCTCTCCTGGTTCTTCTAACGTGATCCAGTACAATCCATCAACCCGAACAGGCTCGAACCTGTATGTGGGTACGGCTGGATTTAATGGCCTGGTCTTGGCTCCGAACGGCAATGTCATAGGGGTCCCTCAAAACTCAAATATCATAGTCATAAATCCGAGCAACTTTACATCTTCAAACATTCAGGTCCCACTGTCTAACGCCAACTGCGTCACATTTTTTGGAGGCGGCTGCTTGACGCCATCAGGAAACATCATCTTCTCGCCGTCCCTCACAACGACGGCCAACGTGGGCTCTTCGAATGTGGGGATGTTTGATCCCTCTGCTATGACCTACTCTAACTCGTCCGAAACTGGGACGGGGTTTACAGGTGCAACCCTTGTTCCCAGTGGCCAGGTCATCTTTTGCCCTGGAACATCTAATCTAGGCGTGTTTAATACCATGACCCCAGTATCAAGAGAATTCTGCCTTTCACCATATCTTAATAAATTCTAGACATCTATTAGATGGTACTGATTACCAATTTCGGCGACGTAACGACGACTGGAAATATGACAGTTTATAACAATTTAACAGTTCTCGGCGCCTTCACATCATTTACAAACGTGTTGGTGGGAGGCACTGCTCCTTTGAGTATAGGAACTGCAGCAAGTCCTTTTAGTCAGGTCTTCGCGGCCACCTTGACAGGCACAACAGCCAATGTGACCAGCATATATGGAACCCTGGGTTCCGTGGGAGTAGGCACCACAAATTCAGGACAGGCCGCCTTGTTTGTTCAGGGAAACCTCTTTGTGAGTAACGCCATCCAAACGACCAATCTCTACGCGATCACGATAAATGCCACAACTGTAAATGCTCTTTTTATAGTAAATTCATCTGGTTCTTTGGGTATCGGTACAACCAACCCCCAAGGAGCAAACTTGTATGTTCAAGGGAACGTGTTCGCAAGCAATGCCCTGAGCACTCCTAATATCTTTGCCGTATCTATAAACACTTATTCAATAAACACAAGTACGCTTATTGTTTCTTCAAATATTGGAATAGGAGTATTCCCAGGTCTGGCCAACCTCTATGTCTCTGGAAATGCCATTGTGACTAATGCCCTGACCACTACCAATATATTCGCCAGTAATCTGACGATTCTTGGGAATCTTTACGTAGGAGGGTTTGTGAATGCTCCGAATGTGACTGCAACCCTGGCCAACTTAATCACTATTAATACGGCGACCGTGGTAGCCTCTGGGAACGTGGGTATAGGAACGGTCCCTACTCTTGCAAATTTATATGTTCAGGGGAATGCTTTCGTGAGCAATGCCCTGACCACAACAAATATCTTTGCGACGTCAATAAACACAACAACAATTAACCTTACAAGTCTATTTACCCAGAGTGGATTCTTGGGTATAGGAACGGCCAGCCCATCACAGACGACTCTATATGTCCAAGGTAATATATATGCTTCAAATGCCTTGACCACAACGAATATATACGCCACCACCGCCAATGTGGGCTTTTTAAACGTTGTGTCGCTCTATGTAACTACCAATATAGGTATTGGCTCAAATCCGGGAAATACAAATCTTTACGTCCAGGGCAATGTCTTCATCAGCAACGCTCTTCAGACGACCAACATCTTTGCCCAGACTCTAAATGTAACAACTCTCAATACCGCAAGTATATTCGGGCAATTTGGTTTTATAGGTATCGGAACGACCAACCCTGGAACCACGACGCTTTATGTTGCGGGAAATATTTATGCTTCTAACGCAGTTACAGCCACAAACATCTTCGCAACTACTCTGAATGTGACGACTCTTAATACTCTTTCACTATTTGCCTCAAGTAATGTCGGAATTGGAACATCCAGTGCGGGAACAACAAACCTCTATGTACAGGGGAACGTTTTCGTGAGCAACTCCTTGACAGCCACAAACATCTTTGCGACTACTTTAAATACCACGACTATAAATACAGTCTCTCTAGTAGTCACAAGTAATATTGGAATAGGAACGGCCCCTAGTCTAGCCAACCTCTATGTTCTTGGAAACGTCTTGATAAGCAACTCCTTGACTGTGACCAACGTGTATGCTACAAGTGTGAACGTCACAACGGCTAATCTCACAAGCATCTATGGTCCCATAGGGTACGTTGGAATAAATACAAATAACCCGCAGGGTTTTCCTTTATGGGTTCAGGGAAACGTCTTTGTTTCGAGTAACTTGACGGCAACCAATATATTTTCAACAAGTATTAATACTTTGGCCGTGAATACACTGAGTCTTGTGGCCACAAGCAACATCGGTATAGGGACGGCCAGTGTTCAAGGGGCCAACTTATATGTCCAAGGAAATGTTTACATAAGTAACGCCCTGACTACAACGAATGTCTTTGTCACTGGTTCTCTTAATGTAACAACAATTAACACTGTTAGTTTTTTTGCCTCGAGCAACATAGGCGTAGGGGCTCCCCCGAATTTCGCGAATCTGTATGTCCAGGGGAACGTATTCGTGAGTAATGCCCTGACCTCCACGAACATCTTTGCCACTGGTACTCTTAATGCGACGACTATAAATACAGTATTTCTTGTCGCGAGTAATATCGGAATAGGAACGGCCCCTGGTCTAGCAAACCTTTACGTCCAAGGTAATGTCATAGTGAGTAACGCACTCAGTACCACGAGTCTCTATCTTACTGGCACTTTGAACACTTCCACGGTGAACACAATTTCTCTTGTCCTGAGTAGTAACCTAGGAATAGGGGCTGCTCCAGGCCTTGCCAACTTGTATGTCCAGGGCAATGCATTTGTGAGTAACGCACTGAGCACAACAAACCTCTTTGTAACAGGAACTCTTAACGCTGCCACAATAAACACATCAACCCTTGTGCTTTCCAGTAACCTCGGAATAGGGGCTGCTCCAGGTCTTGCCAACTTGTATGTTCAGGGTAACGCATTTGTGAGTAATTCACTGAGTACCACGAACATCTTCGCAACTACTCTAACTGTGGGAACAATAAATACTTACAGTCTGATATTCACAAGTAACGTTGGTATAGGCACGGGCAGTGCCCAAGGAGCGAATCTTTACGTTCAGGGAAATGTCTATGTCAGTAACGCATTGTCTGTGAACAACATTTTCGCAACCACGATAAATGCCATAACTATAAATACTAATAGTTTCCTATTTTCAACCGTGGGAATAGGCGCCTCCCCTGGAACAACAAACCTCTATGTTCAGGGTAACGTTTATGTAAGTGGAAACTTGTACTCTACAAATATTTCTTCACAAACAATTTACTATGGCGAGGACATCTTCAAGCGCGGTCCGTACCTAACGCCCTCGGCCGCAAACGCAGCATCTATTCAGGCCTGGATTTCCGCCACGTGTAACGCCTCCTCACAGCCGAGTCGGAGCTGGTGGGCCACGAGTCAGACGCCTTCTTTTGGGAACGTTGCCTACACTGGAGGACAGAGTTATCAGGGGGGCGTGTTTCTTCCAGATGGCCGTGTTGTCATGGTTCCATCCAGCGGAACAACTGTCGGGTTCTTCAATCCAGTGACTGGTCTTGCTTCACGGGTTACACCGACGGGTACTGCTATTTCTGGGTCCTATGCGGGTGGAGTATTGGCGCCAAATGGCAACGTCTTCTTTATTCCCCAAGGAGCATCTGTGGTCGGATGTTTCAATCCTCAGACAAGTACATATTCGGCCGTGACTGGGGCCGCCACTGGATTCTTTGGAGGGTGCTATTCAGCGACAGGAAAGATTATTATGGCACCGAATGGTGCGTCTGTAGTAGGTACCGTTGATCCAGTCGCTCTCACTTACGCATCATCAGGAGTTTCGGCGACGGGCTATGCTGGAACAGTGTTATTGCCCTCTGGGAATATAGTTTTAGTGCCCTGGACAGCAGGTACTATAGCCGTGTACAATCCAGCAACGCCCGCGATAGTCACTACGACGGCTCATGGTCAGGCTAGTTCGGCATTTGCAAGCGGCGTTCTTCTTCCGAACGGGAATGTGGTTCTTATTCCAGCAAATTCAGTAAATATAATTGTTTTCAATCCAGCGACTCCCGCGATAGTCACTACGACGGCTCATGGTCAGGTGACGCCCGCCTTTTTTGGAGGCGTTTTGTTACCATCTGGGAACGTCGTCATGATGCCCAATTCTTCTTCGTACTTCGGAATGTTCGATCCAGTAGCCGCAACCTTCTCAACATTCGGGGATGCGAATGCGACTAATGCAAAATACGTTGGAGGAACTTTGCTCCCAGATGGCCGGGTAGTATGCGTCCCGAACGGAATTTCAAATGTTGGAGTTATAAGCACGATGGTCCCAGTCGACCCAGCGTTCTGTCTCAGCCCTTACTTTAATAAGTACTAATCCAGAAAATTAAGTTCTTTGAACTTAATAGAGAATGTCCACAACGACTTTTTACAACTCCCAGAATCTGGTGGGAATTGGAAGCGTCGGCATCGGGACGACGAATCCAGGAACGAACATCGTCGCTATCAACTCCGCCACAACTCCTACTAATGCGGGGATTGCGCAATTTTTAGCACCTAATATAATATCTGGAAGTCAGGCAAGAATTTGTCTAGGACAGCGCGGAGGATCTGACAGTGCGACTTCATCGGATGGCGCGTATATTGACTACACAAACTATAGTTCTGCGGGAGCATCAAAAAACACGTTCTCTATAGGATTTACGCAGGGAGCGGCCGATGTTTTTTTTGTTCAATCTAGCGGAAACGTCGGCATAGGGACGACGAGCCCTGGCGCACCTCTCCATGTAACCCCCCTTGCGGGTGCAAGTACTCCATTGAATAACGGTGTCTATGTCTATAATCCTACCAATTCTGCAAGTAATAGTGCGATTGTCGCTGTTCGAATTGCGGGGGCGTCGGCAGCGTCTGCATATTATTCTTATGATGTGAACGGGGTCGCCGGATACACCCACGGTATTACGGGAGCGAGTCAAAACTTGGTTTTTAGGGCAGATTACGCGTTTACAAGTACGACAATTTTCACAATGGACCGTTCGGGTAACTTTACAGCCGCCCAAGATGTCACGGCCTATTCCGACCGTCGCATCAAGAAGGACATCAAGTTGATCGAAGGGGCCCTCGACAAGGTGTCCCAAATAGGTGGATACACCTTTACGAGAACGGACGAGACGTGTAAAGGCCAGAAACAGGCTGGTGTCATTGCACAGGAACTCTTGGAGGTTCTTCCCGAGGTTGTTCACGTCAACGAGGAAACTGGCTACTACACAGTTTCTTATGGAAATATAACCGCCCTCCTCATCGAGGCTCTCAAGGAGGAGAAGAGCAAGCGCGAGGCGCTCGAGGAGCGCGTTACACAAATGCAGGTCCTTCTATCCAAAGTACTAGAGACCGTCGGGTCCCCTTTGTCACTGGCGTGACCCTGTGCAGTAAGTAACTTGGGAAGAGAATGACAGTCCCCTTTTCCTTTTCAGCAACTGTTATTCGTCCTGTATTGATCTGGAGTTCTCCGCCTTCATACTCTGAAGGGTCCGAAAGCTGACACACGAGGCTCAGCTTTCTCCGAGCCTTGTCCGGGCCCATGTCCATGTGCCAGTCGTAATGGCCCTGATCACTCTCGTTATAGACAGTGTACTGTATGTGCTCTGTTATCTCAGTCAGCTTGAACTGATAAAACTCCTTGTTGCACGTGGAGATGAGTTCTTGAAAGACTTTATAAATTTCTACAAATTCATCCGTCTTTGGAAGCCAATACACCTTCGAACGACGAATGACTGTGTCGACCGTCCCGGCCACGGAGCCAACTTCGGCATCCCGGAGTTCCTTGGCGTCGAGCCGGGCTCGCAACTCCACAATCTGTGCATCTGGTATTGCACTCACAAATCTGTAATAGTTCACAAGGTTTGGGAATACGTCGCCTCCGAACAAAAACCTGTACTGAGTCGCCGCTTCTTTTTTCAGATCATAGACGTGATCCTTGTGGGGACCTTCTGCATCAACATAGTGGAGAAATACCTGAATATATTCATCTCCCTCGAATTCCTTGCGTGAGTGTTCTATTTCGCACCCTTTGTAGAGGACGCCATCACCAGGTTTCTGCTTGATGCCTCTTTTTGCCATATATATGAGCCATGGATGCGTCTGAGACAGGTTCAGAGTCACGGAGTACTCGCAACTTGGGCGGTCCTTGTGGGGCGCGAGCTCCGCCCCCTTCAGATACACACGGCAGTACGTGTAGGAGGGCCGGAGGGTCCGTCCAGAGGCTTTCGAGACGCTTTCGGTAAGGCGGCCCAGGAGGATGGAGCAGACGGGCAGGTTGTAGTACGAGTGACTCTTGGGAACCTGCGGATCTCCAGGGTTCTTTTCAGTCTTGCGTATAATTTCAGCAATCTCATTGGCCTCTTTAGGGTCGATGAGATTTTTGATGGACTTATACAACCCTTTCATTATAGTTTTTATTGTTGAAATCCTTAACTATGCGTAAATAAGAACTATTCCACCCGAACCGCTTCCTCCGGCCGTACCAAGAACACCCGGACCTCCCGCGCCTCCGCCACCTCCTCCAGAACCGTAACCCGTTGCGGAAACTCCTGCTATTCCTACTGTATTACTTCCAGCACCACCCCCGCCAGTACCTCCCGCGCCAGCCGTTCCGCCAGTACCGCTACCCGAAGACGCCGCCCCCCCTCCTCCTCCTCCCGCGTACACGCCTCCACTCACAGGCCAAGTATATCCCGTCCCTCCTGCGCCGGCCACTCCTCCAGACCCCGCGACTCCCGCCCCCCCCGCGCCGCCTCCGCCGCCTCCAGAGTAAGATACCGCGCCGCAACCTCCAGTGTTTCCATTGTTTACAGTACCTGATGGGTTTGATTGTCCTGGCTGAGTCGCTGGCGAAGTTCCTGATCTGATATCTTGGGCTGCTCCGCCACCGCTTCCACCAGCGAGAGCCGTAATTGTTCCACCTGATTCACCCCCCCCGCCGCCTCCAAGTGCTGTTATAGTACCGGCCGGCCCTGCGAAAGTTGTGGGTGTTCCAGAAGGTGCGAGAATCTGCGGCGTGCTGGTCGGGCTAGAGGGAACAATGGCTCCTCCACCGCCAACGCTCACAGTATATGTCGTTCCAGCGACTACTGGATAGGCCGGGTTGACTGCGACGCCACCTGCACCGCCTCCTCCAGCTGCACGGTTGAACGTCGTCCCTCCCGCCCCTCCTCCTCCAACTACTAAAATCTGTATATTTCCTGTAAATCCTGGAGTCCATGTGAATGGCCCCGGACTGGTAAAAGACACGACTGCCGTCAAGCCTCCGAAAGATCCAAGAGGAGCGGCCGTGCCAGGAGTCGTTGGTATTGTAGGGGATGATGCTGCCGGCGAGTAGTTTGTCGATGGAACTCTGAGGTCTACATTGAATGGATAAGGGCCGCTTGTTGTCGGCGGGAATAAATTGAACTGTTGAACAAGATTCTTCATGGGAATACCAGAACTTCCCGGTCCTGGAGGAATCGGCATTATATTATTGTAATAGAATAGAATGGCGGCCAAGGAGATTCTCCTTTATGGCAGCTCACAGAGCAGAGATATGACTCTGTATCCTTCAGGGAACTCGTACACCATCTTTTTGTCGAGTCCCGTGAAGAATATAGAACGTGTAGATTTAGTTAGCGCTCGGGTTCCCAACTCGATGTATAATCTGACGAATGGCACGGGGGCCCTGGCGGTGGGGTCCATCACCGTGTCCCTCAACGCTGGCTTCTACGGAGTCTATGACATGGCCACGGCTCTGACCAACACAGGACTCGTCACCTGTACGTACCTCACTTTTGAAGGAAAATTCATCTTTAGTTCGGCCAGCGCCTTTGGGGTCAAAGTGAACTCTGCAGAACTCTCAAACATCATCGGCATTCCAGTGACTACGACGGCCATAGCCGCCACGCAAGTCGCCGCTTCTGGCTCGACATGGCCGACTTACGCCAACCAGTACATCTTGACCTCTAATGTGGTTGTTAATGCCTCAGTTGGAGAACAGATTTTCCTGGATATCGATGAGCTCAAGACGCCACGGCACATCTTTACGGGAGGGCTTCAGTATGTACAGATGCAGTCCGGTTCCGACAAGTATGTGACGCAACTCACTGCTGGAGATGGTCCGAGCCGAGCCTTTGCTCCGATAACACTTGACGTCAACTCTGGATTTATCAAGAACTTTCATGAAAATAAAGATTACAGAATTTCTGTTTTTTACCCTGAACCGATCAACTCCCTCCAGCGACTAACTGTCAGATGGGTCGACATTCATGGCCAACCCCTAATATTTAATGGTCTTGAGCAAAACTCTTTCATTTTGCGTCTACACGTGAGGGCCAAGGTCATGGAACCGACCGAGGAAGAGAATGAACTCGAGCGCCGTGTTGCGGAGCTTGAGATTAAACGATTTATTGAGGATGTGGAAAACAAGGCTGATCCGCCCCCTCCTCCGCAGAAGACGCGCTTCGGAAGGTGGACGGTTGTCTTGCTGGCCCTTCTTGGGATTTTAGGATATGTAGTATATAAGAGATTTATCGTGCCAAATCCAGTAGGCGAATTTGGGCCTGTAGGCGTCTAAGTCCGACGGACTTAGCGAGTGACTGCGTAGACCTGGCCTGGCTTGTTGATGACAACATTGCGAGCCATAGTCTTAATGAGCATATAGACAACCACCGATAGGAGCGTTGTCAGTAGGGCAGTGATCAAGAAGAACTGGGTGGTATCCTTGGGAACCTGGACGAGCATTGCCACGATGGCTCGGACAAAGTCGAGCCAGCTGAGGGAGGCGGTCAGAGCCAGAGAACCCACTATGGCGTTGAGAGCAAAAGACTCGACCTCGACTGCAACGGCACTGGCCATTTACTGTAGGCCGAGAAAAATTATTTAAGTGCCGCCATTCCCAGGCCAATCACGGACAGGGACGTCGTGACGAGCAGGACCCGCTCACGCCAGTCCTGGGCACAGCCGCACTTCTGGCGCTGAATGGTCCAGAGCGAACTGGCCAGTGCGAAGAAAGCCACCAGACCAAAGAGACCAAGAATCTTTGTCAGGAACATAGGTGGCTTGAGAATAAATACAACAAGGGGCCAGAGCAGAGTCAGGAAGTACCAGTACTTCAGGACCTTGCGCCGCCAATCGTTAGCACACGGGCAACCTGTTCGCTCGAGGTTAAGGATCCAACTGAGGGCCATGATATTGAGCAGAGTCCCGACGATGGCGACGCTTGGATGAAGCATTGTTACTATGGGCCAAGAATTTTCACTCAGAGTCGTAGTCTGACTCGTCGGGCTGAATAGTTGAAAACTTTTCAAAAAGTTTTTCATCGTCATCAGAGTCACTCAATTGAAAAATACTAAATTTTGTTTTTTCAAATGGGCGGGGATCCCTGATGACGGCGTAGAATACACAAAATGCGTCCCCGCCTGGGTCAAACGGCTCCAGGGACTCCGTCCCGTCGCAACTTCGTTGCTCCATCTACTATTTCAGTCCTTTTCTAAAGTTATATTTTAGCGCAACTCAGGGCAAGTAGACGAGATATCCATTGTCCCCCTTTCCGTCAAATAAGTTTTTGATAGTCTTGAATCCATTAATTTCCAGGAAAGTATAATGCCTGGCCCATATAGTCAGGATCCGGTCTGATGGGCTTCTCCACGAGGGCATGGGTTGTAAAAAGAAATCAAAATATTGATTTTTTATTCTTCCAAGGTTTACTGATCCTGCAGGTTTTGGATTTTCAGGATCAAGTGAAAAAGAGTACATGTAGAAGGGCTTTGTTGGCACTCGTGTATGATAGTCGAGAAACTGTGTTGTCCCGAGATAGACGCCAGTGGCCCATAACGGGTCCACGCGGCGGATACCTTCGAAATATATACCCATCGAATTGAGTTGATTTATGTTTGAATATGTATTTGACCAATACTGACTGCTCGTTCCTCCCTGTGCAGTATTTGAATAGTCAAACCAGTAATCTGGTGCGATCGAAGAACTGTTGCGAATTGTAAAAAAGATTTCTTTTACTGGGTGAAGAAAGTCGGTCACGCACCGAACATTGGCGCTCTGGTTCGTCACGTCAAACTGCGCGATTTCAACGCTTTCACCCAAGTATATAACAGGCCCTCTGTTTTTGATAAAGTTCTTTTCTGGTTCGCTCAGGACTACAAATTCTGTATAAAAATTAAATTGCATTGATGGAATGAAAGATGGGATAGATGTTCCCGACAAGAAAGAAGACGGTGGATTGAGAGATATGCGGAAATTCATTCCAGGAACAAGGGGAAGCCCGTGTCGGAGGCACTGAAAAGGAAGGGGCACTGTGAATTTGAAAGGCGCCATCGACCAGTTTGCTGGAGTAAAAGTCGATGTGGGAGTTCCGCCACCGATTATGCTTGTGAGAGCCGCCTGCTTGCTTGTGGGGATCTGGCACTCGTTAAGAATACCTATATATTCTCCCCATAGTCTTTCTATGAGTTCTGTTCCCGAATAAAGTTCAACGTAATCTATCATAAGAATTCCCGCCTGGGCATTGAAGGATACGCCGAGGTTGGTTCCGAAAGTGAACGCCAAGTACATGGATGTCATGAGGTCTCCATTAAGTGGTATTTCAGTAGACACCTCATCTCCAAATGTAGGAACATTCTTAAAAGGAACATCTATGACTCGGCTCGCGTATAGCCCCTGGGCAGGATAAGCCTCCTTGAAAAAGGTTATTTCAGGTTTACCCGACAAGACAATGTCCTCCTGACCAAGTTGGGACAAAAGTTGCCGCCCAGCCATCTACTACTACTGATACATAATTCCAGACAGCCCATTTTCAACACGGAGAATATTATAGTTTACAGCGAATATCCGAACGGTCTTTGTAGCCAGGGATGTCAGCTCTGGTAATGTAAACTGAATATTCTTTTGATATATTCTGCTCATATTGACTGAACCAGTGGGTCTTGAGTTAAGGGGATTCCTGCACAAGGGTATCACATATAGATTGCGTGTGGGCTGCCGGGCATACTTCTCAATGGGCCCTACGAATCGCATGAAATTATCATCCATTGTACTCGCGTCTATGTAGTCTTCGCCGTTGAAGTTTATGGACACTCCGATTCCAGTATCTGTATCATAGACGTATGGACCGTCTGTCGCGTCCTGGATGATGAAATAGATCTCGCGAATAGATCCTTGAAAGTTCAAAGGGAAAGTAAGACCAGCATTCAGGCGAAACTCCGAATACTGCAATTGTCTAATTATATACTCCTGACGATGTCTAATAAACCAGTTAATCTCTGGATCTGATAAATAAGCGTAATCTACTACCACTGATGTCGTGATGGTTGCTGGAGTCGGCAGGACTCCAGGTTGTACGAGTAAACTCTGGAAGTCATTGAATGTTACCCATACTTCTAGATCCTGGAGGGTCAAGGCACAGATGGGCAAGGACAACTCGGCAGACCCGTAGAAAAAGAAGGGCAAGTTTATGTAATATGTTCGAGGATTATACACAATTGATGAATCTTGTTTCCCCGTGAGAAGCGTTAGACCTGGCTGGTTTTCTTGGGGAACAAATAAATCATTATAAATTTCAATCATCTCACCAGTCAGCGTCTGTATGGATTGCCCACCCATCCGTAGTTCAGCACTTTGCACGAGATAAGTTCCGACCGAGTCTACGTAAGAATAAGAAGTAGTAGAACCCGTGCTCGTCATGCCGACTATAGTAAAGTATGTATTTGCTGTAACATTTGTGTATATTTGACCATCATAAGATCCTGTAAAACCGACTCGTATCTGGTAATTGTTGGCCACTTCAGCAGATGTAGGAACAGGTATTATAAGATCTGTAGTGTAGCCTCCTTGTAGACCCACGGGCAGGATTCGCGATGCTACGAGGGCAGCCTGACTCGCGTTAGCAGGAACGAGAGACGCCGCCAAGATGGCATCAGTCGCTCCCGACCATACTGTAATATTTGATACATATGCATTACTCGTTTCAACATAAGCACCTATCCTGTACTGAGACACGTTACTAAAATTTAGGTTTCCTCCTCCAGTAACGGATGTATGAAAAGAGTTCCCATAAGTATTGGAAATTGAATAAAGATTTATACTTGAAGTACTTAATTTGTAGTTTGCCGCGTAAGTGTTACTCGCCCTTATGAGGAGGCCGTTTTGCCTAAAGTCATTTTGTTGAGAAATCTTTGGAAAAGTATTTGAACCAAAATATTCTATTCCAAAACTCGTTGTTGATATGGCGTTACCAAGGGCATTCGTATCATTTGTGGAAACAATTATAGAATAATTATTTTGACTAGGGCTGACGACTTGCACGGGGAGCGTGAAGCTGACGCTCGGACTCGATGCCTGGGGACTGTTCCACTGAGAAACCACATTAGCCTTACCAAACTTGTTGAGCCCTATGAGTTGTTGCTCAATGAGGGCTACGGAACTAATTGTGTTTGCTGAATTTACAGAAAGGGTTCCAAAAATATTATAAAGTCCAGTCGTTCCAAATGCGAAAGTATTACTCAATGTATTTGCTGTGACCTGTTGGGTGATCCCATTTCTCGCAAGATTTGAAAAGGGTAGAGTATTATTTATAATTGCAGCATTTGCGCCAACTGTCCAAAACTCGTTTAGATCTTCCACAAGAACTTCCATATCAGCGCCAATAGCACCCAAGGTTGCGCCTTCAAATTCTACAAAATAATATTGAGTAGTATCTGTTACATTGACTGGTAATACAGCCTTTGTATTTTGGCCCGCGAACTGCACGTTATAAGTATAAATATAGTCGTAATCATATCCAATGGCGTATCTAGAATCAGTGGATATATGACCAATTCCTATACGGGTAGGAGCGCCAAGGCCAGTAGCGGTAATAGTAACTGCATAAGTTCCTGGATATTTAAACTGAAGATTTCCCACTTTGGGCGTATATGACATGAAAGATCTTACACCAATAACATTTGAAAAATTCTGAAATTGAATGTATATAGGAGTAGTAAACTGAGCGAGTGGGTCTGTTTTGGGTTGATTAACGGGAGTACCTTGGGCAACCGCAGAACCCGAGGATTTACTAGGTCCAACGAACAATAGAGAGTTGGATGCGTTCGTAGTAGCGGATGCATTGTAGGGTTTCCAGCCAGACTGAAGAACTGTGAAGTTTGTAGGTCCTCCACCATTAAAGTTCCAGTACGTTGCTGGTTTGTTATTAATAGTCCCTGTACTAGAGAATCCATTGGGATCTAGGCCCCAAAACACACCTATTGTAGTCACATCTGATGTGTAGACGGCCACACTCGCAACGGATACCGCCAACTTAAATTGCCCCAATGAAGAACTATATGAAATATATGGCGACAGGTCCGAACCAAGCCATGAAGGCGTCGGAGTCGACACTATGAAAAAAGTCTGAACGCCTGCCGAAGTATTTGACTGTGTAGTGCTTCCGTTTATAAAAAGATAGGGCTGGGGATTCATGTTCTGAACGGGCTGATTCCACTGGAATTGGGTGCTTGCTGGGAAAATCTGAGGTAAAGTGACTGAAAGGGTCGTGGACTGTATCATGTCCCCTTTAAAGGGAATGCGGCAGATGGCCTGGCTTCCCCAATTAATTTTTTGATTTTGAAAAGGAATATTGAATGATTGAACACTAAAAGGAGTGTGCCGTCTATACACTCCCCTGAAGTATGTAACTTGTGGGGCGCCTGTAAGGTAGGCGTCTTGCATTCCGAGAGCGGCGAGTTGAACCTCTCCTGCACTCATTCTACTAACTTGCTTGAAAAAAAGGAGGCTCACGGGGCTGCGGTCTCCTGGGCCGCGAAATATGTCCGCAACTCCCAGGATGACTGTTCAATTGAGAAAATTCGACCCCAGAACAATGGCGGATGACAAGGTCTGTATTTTCATCGGTAAGCGTGGCACTGGAAAGACGAGTCTCGTTACGGATATCCTCTGGCACAAGAAGCACTTGCCAGCGGGCATCGCCATGTCAGGCACAGAGGAGGGTAATGGTCACTACCGCAACTTCATCCCCGACCTCTTTGTATATGGAGAGTACAACAAGTCGGCTATAGAAAAGATTATAGATAGACAAAAGAGAAATATAGCCGCCGGCAAGGTCTCGCCCGTCTTTATTCTTATGGACGATTGCATGTATGACCGAGCATTTATGAGAGACTCGTGTATACGCCAACTCTTTATGAATGGCCGTCACTGGAAGATATTCTTCATGATGACAACTCAATACTGCATGGATATGACTCCTATGATTCGGACCAACGTGGACTATGTCTTTGTTCTTCGAGACAACGTTCGTCAGAATCGTGAAAATCTTTACAAGGCTTTTTTTGGAGTTTTCCCAACATTTGACCAGTTCTGTCAGGTGATGGATGCCTGTACGGAGAACTACGAGTGCCTAGTCCTGGACAACACCTCTAAGAGTAACGATGTTCAAAACTGCGTCTTTTATTACAAAGCAACTCTTAGGAAAAACTTCCGTTGTGGGTCGGCGGCCCTTTGGGACTTTCATCGTCGTCACTACAACCCCAAACACGGTCTGGCTGGCTCCAAGCCAGGGGGACTAGCCAGGAAGCCTACGAATACTATAGTCGTAAAGAAGGTCTAGAGACG